TATCCGTTGTCAAGATTGATCGCGCTCCAAATGTTTTCGGTTGCACTAGCTATGGTAAAACACCTTCTACTTCCGCTTGCGTTAATCACGAACCAACTTACGCCTGGATTGACGCCTGAAGTGTAGCGGGTTAGTTGAGCCGTGCTGTTATTTGACAACCCTCCAGTAATCGCATAGCTGTAAAAAAAGTTATTCTGATTTGTGTTGGTGTCGAAATAGTCGAGATACTGAGTCCCAGTGGGAAGATGCGTAACATTGTTCCACCCCGTTGCAATGTTTAGTGACGCAGGGTGACCGCCTGGTCCGAACTTGAACCAATAGTATGTTTTGCCGTAGGCCTTGGTCGCATCGTAAACAACCTCCAAAATCCTATTCTCGAAGCCGCTGCTTACGAACGAGTCATACCAATCAGTCATCAGTCCCGCGTCGATGAACGCATCACGAAACAGATCGGCCACCTGGCTTAGTGTCCAGGTGGCGGTGGCGGTGTAGGTTTCCTTGGTGCAGGCCATGACGACAGATTCCTAAGTGGCAATGATAAGAGACAATGGGAAATGGAAAGACCTAGCCTTCGCCATTGCCAGCAACAATCAACTGAGTGGAGCTATTTTCAAGCGTTGTAAGCACGTCGCTAGTAAAGGCTTTCATCATCAGTTCCTGGAGTAGGTGCGCTGCACAGTTGCAATGCCGCTCACCCAGTAATAGCGTTCTCCACTTGCATTGGTTAGGCTCACGTCGTAACCATAGCGTCCAGATTCCAGGCCGGAAGTGGTAGTAGCTGCCATTACCATGTCAAACAAGCCATTCGCCGCATCTGTTGCAGTGCAACTAAACGTTGCCACTTGCGTGCCGCTAATCTCTTGTGCCAAGTCAGCATCAATGGTATAGCCGCTCAAGTTGACGGGAGTGGCAACATAGAACGTGCCGCTGCCGGCATCATCAACGACGATAGAAGTCCCGGAAGAAGTGGTGCTCACATAGAACTCATCGTCCGTGAGTCCGCTGCTCATGACGTAGTAAACAGTGTTCGCATCAACGTCGCAAGGCAGGGTTGACGTGCCTGATGGAGCAAACACCACTTTGCCGCTAGCCGTGAGTTTGTGGCATGGTGCAACAAACTTGGGCACGCTCAAGGTGACCACTACACCGGTGACAGTCTTACGCCTTTGCGTCACCCTCAGAGAAGTCTTGTAGGTGGAGTTCTGGAGGATGGTAATGTCGTAAGATGCGGGATAGATCATCGCTTGCCAGGCAGTTCCACCATTCTAAGCATAGCTATGAATGAAGGCGTTATACCACCTCTCGCCACCCCAGAAGGCCCGTAGCATTTTCCGACGAGCTGCATTGAACAGTCAGCGCGATCACATCGCTAACGCCGCTGATGGTTTGCCCGAGGGCAAGCTCGATGCCGCTTTCAGGATCAAACTCAATCGAGCTTCTCGATGCAACCAGTCCAGCGCCAACGATGGTGCCGCCGCTGAATGTTCCGCTGCTCATCACCTCCACATTGCCACGACCATTGCTAGCAGGAAGCCAAGTGCCGCTGATCGTTGGATTCAGCCGCAGCCTCCACTGCGCCACCACGTTGGACGCAGGATTGCCGCCAACACTTGCATCAACTTGCGCGGGAATGATCACATTGTCAGTGCGGCCACTTGCCATGCGAATGGCAGCCACCATCGTCTCGCTTGTAATGGCAGTAAAGCCGTCCACGCCACGTCCTGCCGTGTAGATGGGACCAGTCGGCTGATAGCCACCCTCGCTGGTCACGTTGGAGCAAATCTGCTTCAGTCGAGCCGGAGAGGCAATGGTGGAAGTAGTGGCAATCCTGTAAGACAACGGCAGGATGGCTGAAGTCATGTAGACGGTATCAATGTTATTGGCATGATTGAACTCATGGCAATAGCGCATCTCACCATCAATGACAAACCCTGCTCTTACGCGCCCCACGCCCAACCATTCAAAGTCCACTGCAAGAATGTTGGCCTTGGAGAAGTCAAAGCTAGGGAATGTGTCGATGTTCCATGCACTCTGCGCTACTGCCGTCTCCACTGGAGAGCCAGTCACTGAGCTGCGGATGACCAGCTCAATCTCTTCTCCATCCGCCCTGAGGATGATGCCATTTTCATCATCAAAGTAACCAAGCTCTTGCACTAGCCCCTGCATAGGCTCATTCCCAACAAAGCTCGTCAGCACCAGCATGGACTTCCCAGGCTGATAAGGAAAGTGCCTGCGAGTGCGCCGCAATGCACTGTCGCCAGATGCAGTAGTTACTGTCAGCTCAAGAGAGCTTTCGTTTGTCAGGTAGTTGGTCGCCCCAGAACCAACTGTCTTTTCGTCCCATTGATCTGTGCGCTTGCTATAGCGCAGCATGGAATCAAACAGTTTGAATGGCTGGCTGAAGCGTTGCCTGCCAAACGCATCAAACATGCCGCTGTCAGGGCCTTGCTGAAGCAGTTGTCCGCGATGGTCTGCTTGGATGTGCGTTTCAAACTGCTCTCCACCGCGAACAACTTGTCCCATTTTTTATTCCATGGCGTCAGTCTTCAGTGTAACGTCTCCGCGTCGCAGGAAGCCATACTCCTCTTCCATGTCAATGAAAGCGTTGAGGATGGAAATAGGCAAGTAGCCAGTGGCCATGGCAAACCGAAAGAATCCTTCGCACAATGCGCGTGCATTGTCGTTGGAAATAGTGATGTTCACTTCTTCGTAAGAAGGGCCAAAGTCTGCCTCTTCAGTGGAGAAGCGATGGGAAAAGGAAACAGTGTTGACGAAGGCCATGGAAAAACAAAGGGGCCACCAAACGGTAGCCCCCTGTATGTCCATTGTCAATCAGTTTTTACCTTGGCCGATCCGTAGCTTGCGAGTGCCGCGAGGCTTGCTATTGCGCCTGCTGTTGCCTTGCCTAGTGGTCTTGGGCTTGTGGACGATGATCAGCTTGGTGCTGGAGGTGCCTGCCTTGCTCTTGACTGCCATGGAGGGGCGACGGAAAGGAACAGTTTAAGCCTGTTCCAGCTCACTGATGCGGCTGTCAAGGGCTTCCACCTTCTCGATGGCTTCCTGCAATGCGGCCACTAGCAGCGGCACAAGTTTGGCAGCGTCCATTTGCTGATACTCCTCGCCATCCTTCGGGCCAGTCACAGCCTCTGGCACTACAGCCTGCGTCTCATGCGCCAAGAAGCCGTCCATCGTGCGTCCAGGCTCGGCGATGAAGTTGAAGCGGCATGGCTTCAGCAGCAGCAGTCGATCAACGGCGGCGGAAATAGGCTCAATGTTCTCCTTAAGCCTGTAGTCAGAACTGGTGTTATAGGACGTTGTGGAAGTAGTAACAGAAATGCTGCCCACTTGATTACCACTGCGCCGCATAGAAACCACCGATCCATCGCCGTTCCTGTTGAGGCTTTGCGGGGTGTCTCCACTGGCAGTGGAATGATGCACCATTCCATTGTCCCGAACCGCATGGCCAACAGTGGTGTTACTCAGGCCAGGGGTGAGCGTTGTATCTTGACCGACATAGACCACGCCATTGGTCTTAACGTCTTGCGAGCCAAAGTCAGGATCGACTTTTGTGCCGGCAATGGCTGCGCTGGCATTGATGTCATTGTTGACAATGGTGCCATTAAGGATCATCGTGCTAGTCACCACTCCAGAGCCTGCGCTGGTGATAACAGTGCCGGTTTCGTTGGGGAAGGTGATTGTCTGGTCTGCCGTTGGATCAACCACTGCGAGGGTGGTTTCAAAGCCGTTGTCAGTGGTGCCTTCAAACTTGAGACTGCTTGCGCTGCCAATCAGCAGTTCGCCGGTCATCGTGTCGCCGCTCTTCTGCAGCGCAGAACTATTCACCTCCTCGATGGCGGCCTGCACATTGGTGCTGCTAATCGTCCCGGAAGGAGTGAAGGACGTGCTGACTGCCGACTGCGCACCATAGGTGCTGCTCACGTCAATCTCGCGCCATGCTGTGCCATCCGACAGAAGCAGATCGGGCGGAATCAGGGTGCCAGAGGGCGCAGGAGAGCTGCCGGTGCCAGACGCTGAAACGACAACGTAGTAGCTGGAGTTGGTCGAAGATGCCGCAGGCAGGCCACTGCCGGCAGTGAGGCCGATTGCAGTGCCAGCAGCAGTTGTGCTCTCCACTTGATTAACGGAGGCATCGTAAGTACCAGCAAAGACGATCTCGCCAACAGTTACGCCAATTGGCTGCCAAACGTTTGCGTCCCAGAGGTAGAACGCTTTGTCCAATGGATTGAAGAAGATTTGCCCAACGAAGTCAGCAACAGGCGTGGTTTCTCCAATCTTGGCCGTGGAATAGTCGGCCAGTTTTTCGCCCGTAATGGCATCATTGGCAATCAGTGCGGTGCCGAATGTGCCAGTGCCAATCTTGCTTGCATCGAGCGTGGGCAAGTCCGAAGACGACAGCGCAACTGCGGCAGAGATGTGTCCTTCGTTGTCGAAAGTGAAGCCATTGATGGTTTGCCCTGATACGACATTCACATGGCCAAGAACTCCACTAGCCACGGCCAAGCCTGTACCAGGCTGCACTGCGCCAGGAGAGCCGCTAGTCGCAAGCGGCAAATCAGAAGCGGCAATGGAGCGGAATACAGGAGCGGCATCGTCCCCGGTTTCAGGGCCAGCCCAGAATGTTGTTGCAGCCTGCGGACTTCCACTGACATAGATGACAGCACTAAAGTTGTCAGGGTAAGAGCCGGAAAACACCAGCGGAGTAGAGCCAGAAAAGCTGATTTCAGAAATACCATGGAGACGCTGCCATTCGCTTCCAGTCCATGTGTACTCAAAGCCCGTGCCACTATTGACGTGCTGCTGACCGACAAAGGCTCCGCTCCCCACAGGAGTAGAGGCGGCCACTACCACGGCAGAGTTGTCTTCTAGCTTGTCCGCCGTCACTGCATTATTGCCGAGCTTGGCAGTGATCACTGCCCCGTCAGCAAGCTCTCCAGAGCCCACTGCGCCACTGGCAATGGTAGTGGCAAAGGTGCCGCTTCCCGTGCCGGTAACATCTCCAGTGAGCGTGATGGTTTGATCGCCCGTGTTAGTGCCAGTGCTGGTGCCGCTGAAGCTGCTTCCATCCGTCCAAGCACCGCTTGCTTGAGCCAAGTTACCCAGTCCCAAGGTGGCGCGTTGCGTTGCCGCATCAGCGTCATCCAGGAGCGCCCTTCCTGCTGCTGTGCAAGTTACCTCCTCAACAGTGCCACTACCTGCAGAGCTGCGTCCCAGGAGCCGGTCGGTTGAAACGTTCTGAATGCGGTCGTAGGTGACGCCACTGGGAGTCAACTGAGTGGTCCCAATAGAGCCTGCAGCCACTTGAGCAGCAGCGATCGTGCCACTAGCAATCTGAGCAGCAGTGATGGTGCCGCTGGCGATCTTCGCAGCCGTTACGCTGCCATCGGCATACGCTGCAGTGCCGAGCCCCGAAGCACTAATCTGAGCCGTTGTGATGGTGCCGCTGGCGATCTTTGCCGCAGTGATCGAGCCATCACTGATTCCTGAAGCGCCCAGTACAACCTGTTGATAGGCGCTGCCGTTGTAAACCTGAAGATTCCCAGTGGAGCTATTGAAGAAGCCACGCCCTTCAAAGTTGTCACCACTAGGAGCCGTGGTTTGAACTGCAATCGAACTGTCGTTGGCCAGCTTCGCTGCAGTGATGGCATCGTCTGCAATGCCACTTGTTCCAATCTTCGTTGCACTAGCTTGGTCAAGCAAGCCCAGGTTAATGCTGCCGCTTGGCACTAGTGCAATGCCAGCGTTCATCAAGTCGCTAACCGTTACCTTCTTGGTCTGCGACGAAGAAACATCGGCAATGGGGAGGAGATCGCCAGAGGCTACTGCCGCCTGAGGCAATGACGGAAGTTGCGAGATTCTCTGATCAGCCAAAGCGACTCTCCAAGGCGGCTATGTTAAGTCTAATCTTCTTCTAGCGTGAAGATCAGTCTTCTACTTCCTTAAGCAGGAAGTCTAGCGATTGCTCAAGCTCAATGAGCCCATCGTCTTCCTTCAGAATGTAGCCACTTGGTTCGCCCACCAAGAGCTTGATTTCACCAGTGCTTACAAAGTCAATGGTACAAGCGACGATTTCGTTATCTTGCACGGTGATTCCCGCCCTTGTCACCATGGCCGCCACTTCGTAGTAGACACTGTTCACGGCTGGATTCAGGCTGCTGTCCGTAAGGTAGAGCGCAAGATCAAACTCGCTACCAATGTCCAGGCGCTGAATGAGCTGCAGCATTAACAGCGGCATCTCATTGACACCGCTAGTCCTATAGTCAAACAAGCAGTCAATACTGCCACTGCCGCTGATCAGCCCAGCCGAGTATTGCCGTCGAAACTTATCAGCAAGGGTGGTGGTATCAATGGATTCACGATCGGTGTTGAATGTATAGCCACTGACGTTGCCGAGCACGTTGTAAGCAGTATCTTTGACTCGCGCTTCAACCGGCAAAGGGTCGCCTGCAAAGCTCGCTAAGGCCACTTCGTTGGCTCTGACATTATTCACGGCATCTTCAAAGGATGCAAAGAAGCGCAGTCCACCAACAGCATTGACATTGACATAGAGGCTCACTTGATCGTTTACCTGTCCATCAATCCATGTTGAAGCAGGAAAACACAGCAACTTGCGCGGGTCACTGGTGGACAGTTCCAAGCGGTCGCCTGTCAGGAGATTGTCAATGGCATTGTCAAAACTCAAGCGATTCAGGCTGGTATTGACATCATCAGGAGCAATCTGCGCCTCCAAGAAGCCGTAGCCAATGCTCGACCCGCGCCTCAGCCGGATGTTGCCCTTGTGACCAACGAAAACCGTCATACCTTGCTCTATTGAATCACATCGATAAAGTCGCCATCCATGGTGAACTGAATGGAAACAATGCTAAGCTCGCCAGTGCTACTCCCTAGCTGAGCGGAAGTGATGAAAGCATCAAGGCGAATGTCATCTTCTGCCTGATTGCCCACGTTCAAAGTGAGCCGCACCTTTTGATTGTCTGTAATCGCTCCAGTGCGCATGATGTTGCCAAGCAACTGCGTGAACTCGGTGAGTGTTGCGCTTTCACCGCTCTCAAGCCTGTAATACAAAAGCGTGGCGCTACCAGTGGCACCCTTAACGCCAGGCGTGAATGTATTGGCAACGCTACTAATGTCGTTCGTTGACAGCAGCTCAACGCTAGTCTCCAAAGACCAGTCACGGATCTTGGCTACGGGCTTTCCGTTGAATACCAATGATCCAGTGCGCCCAGTATAGAAGCCCATCTCAACGGTTGTTTTTTACTAGCTTAGCCACTTGACCGTGAAACAGTCATGAAATACTGGATGACTGGTCGGGTTAGCTTTCCGGGGTTAAGCGTTTAGAAATGGTGCAGTAGGTGGCGTGAAGTTGGCTGTGTAGCGGGCGATGCCTTTGGTGACGCGGAACTCGTCTACATAGCCAGCCATAGCGTAAGCACTGGTAAAAGAGTAGCCAATCTTTAGGCTGTTATCGACAAGATTTGTTGTCTCAGTGACTGTAGATCCAAACTGAACTCCGTCGATAAAGCCACGCAGAGAACCACCCGACCTTGTTATGGCAACGTGGTGCCAGGTATTTAAGATTATGTTTCCACCCCCAATGGCGGCTGGATCACCTCCAAGCAGTCCAACTCCCAGGTTCCATTCGTCCATTCCGGCATAAAGCCCAGACTGTGTGGCGCCAAACGTAAAAATGCCTTGGTCGTTATTGTTTGATGTTCGGTACACAAAAAACTCGACAGTAAAATCGCCAGTACCCAAGACCAGCGCAGACGACGCCTGCGTAGTTATAAAATCAGCCGATCCGTCCAAAAGCAAAGAGCTTCCACCAAACTTGCTCTGTGCGGTGCTGATCTGCGCGTTGCCACTCGCAGTCACGGTAAGCGCATTAGAGCTGCTGTCTGTAAACGTCGTGCTGCCATTGCTGCCATCCATGTGGAGCAGCAACCCGACATTGCTAAAGTTGGGATCTCCTGCAACATTGATTGGCCAAAGCGCGTCACGCTTCGCCACGCTTTGCTCGTTCGGAAACCATAAGCCCGGAGCCGCTGCTACGCTGGGAACTCTGCTTTTTCCGAGCAGCCCGCCATTGAACCCCAGCATCAGGCGATCTCCTCGTAGCAGATCACCAGCTCCAGGTCACCAGCGGCACTCGCCTTGGCCCTGAGGCTGTGCCCCTCCTCCAAGTAGATCGGCGCCTCTCGCGTCACCAGAACCTGCGTTGCATCCGCCGGCACGGCAATCGTCTTTGCCAAGCTAAAGCCAGTTGTACCATCATGGTGCGTCAGATCAATGTCTGCCGCTGCTGAGCCATCCACATTGGCGCAATACACCGACACCACCTTCAGGGCCTTTCCCGACGCAGCGCCATTACTCAGTGCTGCGGCCAGTGAAGTCGTCACGGCATAGCCAACAGTCTTGCCCTTGACAGTCGTTGGGCTTTTGAGATTGGGAGCGGCCACGTTACCTACAACCAGTTCTTCTCATCTTAACCGCAAATCAAAACGTTGCAGCATTCGGTCAATCAGCCCACCAGTCGGGATAGCTTTCAGCCCACCAACCGTAAACTTGCTCGCCCCAGTCCGACCAAAAAACATCGTCGTTTTGGATCTCTTCGTCTACAGGTGTCAAATAGAGAGCTATAGCAAGAGGTAATAGCATGACTGCTTAAACCACGAAATAGCCAATGCTCAGCCTGACTGTAGAGCCAGATGCTGGCGTCCATGCCGATAGTGTTTGCGGGATGACATAGACACTGCTGGCTCCAGAGGCTAGAGCGCAATGAAGATTGCTGGTATTGCTTTGATAGTAAACAAAGGCACCCAAGTCCACGGGGCTAGTTGCATCAATGAAACCCTGATAGGAAGTCATGTCGCCGCTACTGACGATCAGCACAACGTTGTCTGCGGCTCCGCTAGGGGGATTTGAGTACAAGTGAAATCGCATTGTTCCAATGCCAGCAGGCGTGCCACTTGCAGTAATTGCAGCAGTAAAGTTCGACACATAAATGTCTCCCCCTTTGTTGCTGATGCCACTCACAGTGACGTAGCTGCTGCCGCTGGGGAGAATGGCGTCTCCGGCGTCATACTGCAATGCGTCCGCTGGTCGGTTATACGTCGCCGTCACCTTACTTCCGTTGCTTCTAACGGCAAGACCTCCGTCGCTTTCCTCTCCCCGAACCAGCACTGATTCGTACTGCTCTCCCTCCAGGATCCTTTGTGCCATTGTGCTTTTTGTTCAGTCTATAGAGTCATTGTCGCACATGAGATTAACCAGCCCACCACACCGGATAGCTTTCGGCGGTCCATGTGTAGTTCTGAATCGCCCAACTGTCCCAATAGGACTCCTCTGGTTCGACTGGTGGCTCGATGGGAGGCTCAACAGGAGGCTCAAGCACTGTTTCCACGCCAGTATTGTCTGCTTCCACCCTGAACAAAGATGGCGCAAAGTTAGCCACTCGACTCAAGAGCTTGCTTCCCGATTCCTCGCACGGATGCTCCATTGCCTTAACCGTCACCTCACCCTCTTCGTCCATCGCAACCTCTGTCACCCGGAACACTCGTTTCTTGTTGCTCTTGATGCCAAGCACAAACATTGCGCCCTTGTAGCCAGTGAGCGCAGATGCCGTCACCTCTCCAGTGGTGCCGTTTGTGGCTACGGTTACACCAGAAAAACTCTTAACCTTCTCTCCGGCTTTGTAGAGCAGCACTGAATACTGACCATTAGTGATTGAGCTTTTTAAGGGGATGTTCAGTTTGCCGCCTTCCATCACCATGCCAGAAGACACTCGGTCCCAAGTATTGAGGCCAATGTCAACATAGATGTAGTCACCAGGGGCAATGGGAGAATCAGTGGGGAAGGTCTGAAACTCAACCCCTCTGCGCATCCATCGCCGCTGATTGCACAGCAGTTTGCCAAATAGAATGGCTTGCTCTCGTTGTGTTACGAACTGAGACAGATCGAAAGTTTGCCGGATGGCAGTAGCTTCCCGCACGTCAGCAAGGCTCACTTGCACGCTTGCATTGCGAGGGAATACATCCTGAACTTCAGTGTCTCGATAAATGACGGTGGCAATCAAGTCTTGCGAACTGTCGCCATAGTCAACAAACTCTTCCTTGTAGCTGCCTTCAAGAATGTTGCCTGCAGTGAACATCGCGCTCACTGTCACTTCACGATTGGCAACACCATTCTTATTGGTCGGCACTGCTGGGATGAGTGTTTCCCTGCCGCCGATCTTTGCCATCTCCAGGAGGCTGTAAGGAGCCGCCTCGGCCCAGAACTGCCGCCAAGATGACAGGTCGGCAATCACGCCGTCCATGAACAATTGACAGCCCAGTCCATTGTTCTTGCAAAACCGCTTAGACAGCGCGAGCATGTCCCAGTTGAT